CACATATTGAGGGTACCATAGTAAATCGAGTATACCGCCAAGTGATGTTGCTTGGGAATCAACTTGATGATGTTCGCAATCTCTTCACCGTTTAGGGTAGCGAAGAAACCGTTCTTTGGAATTGGGTTGCTCATATTGTTTTTTCCTTTCCTTCAGTGTGTAACCATTAAACCATACTGAATTGGATTCGTCAACAACAATCGTACAAACCTTTTAATTACAAACACTTAGCATACTATAAAGCATTCCAATATATACCAGTGATAGCGCTATCCCTAATAGGGTGTCTCCTACTGTTATTTTGTACTGATTCAACACTGTATCATTCATACCCCGAACCCCTTACAGAAAACATTCCAGATGATCCATCCAGATCCAAACCCCATTATACTAACGAGCGTATAGAGCAACATGACTCTCATATAGTAACCTTATCTAAATCTGCCTCATTGTGTAAGGCGATTAGTGCACGTGAACATCGGGACTTTGCTGTGGATAGTTCCAACTCGTGCAATACGAAGATGGCTTCCGTTACCGTCCCGACGATGCACGTGTATTTTTCATCCTGTGCTTTTATTAACGCTAAGTGTGGACCCCATTCTACCCCCCACGTCACGTCGTCGTATTGTTCCCATGTTAACATTATGTCGTTTTGCGTGCTTTTTCTAACGGTGTCGGGTAGTTAGTTTGCTAACGTGCTCGGGTTAAGTACCACCCTTTTACACCGCTTACCACTCTTTACCCCTTAGAAACACTCAACCCCTTTACTCTTTATTACCTATACACTATACCACACTCATTACACATACGCAAGCGTTTTGTGTGTTTTTTCTGCGTGCCCTGTGTTTTTTTTATTTAAGGACCATCCCTTATACGCATGTGTACCTTTCATGCTTTGTGTTTTTTTTATATCTTATACATATGTGCTATGACGCCAGCACTCTGCGCTGTGTTTTTTTTCTGTTTGTAACTGCTATCGCTTCTTGCGTCGTGTAGTCTTAGACCATGCTTTAGCGACTGAGGTTTTCTTTGCTTTCCTTGCCATATAACTTTATCCTCTAACGTTACGAATAGTCTTACCATCAGCGATCAAGTCTGCTGCACTACATACCCTACCAACATGGCATGATGTCGTTTGAGACTTGAACCCATACTCTGTACCTGAACGATATTCGAATGCTACCTTGTGTCCGTTCTCGATGGTATCTCCTATGCACAGATTGTATGAATAGATCTTGATACCATCAGTCCAGAAGTTACCCGTATGTGAAGATGCTCTCTGTCCAATTGACCATAGTCTAGGAATCTCGGTGTTTGAATACTTGCTCATACTGTAACCCTTTCAAGGTTTTATTTTATTGTTCTCTCAACTTCTGTATCCATTAAACCACAATGGATTCTAAATGTCAAATGTTTTTTTGATTCTTAAACAATATCAACATCTTGCACTGTTGAATCACCTACAATGGTATTCCAATTGAATGTTCGGAATCCCTTGTTATCAAGATCCCATACCAACTCTTGACCCTGGTTCAACTTGCGTGCTTTGGCAGGATTCTTGATCTTACCATCCAAGAACGTGCTGGGTAGATCATCGATGCGAACAAAGTTCATTGTCCGATTGTCTCCGGTGTTCTTGGTGTAGGTTGCGTTGTAACTCTTTACTCTCATGTTTTTACCCTTTCAAGGTATTGTGTCGTTTCCGACGTTGTTTTAACATTATTGCAAACCATTTTGCAATTGTCAAATCTTTATTAATCTTTCTTATTTCTTCAATGAAATCAACAATTTGCAACCTCACTCCATCCAAGGTGGGGTCTATCATGCACATCTACCAACCAATCGTCAATATCTGTATCCTCTATATCCTCGGGTACCGCCACAATCTGGTTCTCATCATAAGACCCTGATAAGAACGGGTGGAGATCCTGATCTGGTACCTCCGAATCCACATCCCAATATACCATGATTTTCTTTCTCATGCTGTATCCCTCTCTATGGTAAACACTCCATAATGTTCACTGTCTTGATGCGCTTAATCATCGCTTCACCTAAAATCATCTCTATCTGTCGATGCGGGATTGTACCCTGGACATCATCCCATAGATCCGACACTGGTTGCGGGTTGCCTGAACATCCCAATTCTGTTAGTCTAGCGTTAAACTCTCTTGCCAATACGTTGCTCAACTCTTTATACTGACTCATGATTTTTCCTTCGCTTCATTGTGTAAACATTAAACCATATCAATTCCAATAAGTCAAAACTTTTTTTAACTTTCTTTAATCTTCAATGATTTCAATTACTTAGCATACTTCAACTCGTGCCTATAGTACATACGGTTCGCCTCATATTCCGCCTCCAAACTGGGGACGTTGACCCACTGAACCTGATACATATTTGCCCACGTACCGTTATCCTTTTGGTATCCTGGTTTGCGAGTGACCATGCCAATCCACTTGTTTATGTCTGACCATGACCCCAACCACTCATTTTTTTTGTTTTGAGCGGATAACTTTACTATAGCACCGATAGGTATACTCTTCATCGTTTACCCTTCTTTACATATCATTGACTCGAAGCAATGCTCGTATGTGATATAGGTGCACGTCCTAACTGTTAACACCTCGCCATTGTCGAACTCTGCTGTCACTGGTTCATCGCAAACCATCTCTTTATCATCTGAGCATTCAACCGTGGTGGTGCAGTCTTTACCCTCATCATCACCACATGCTGTCATCGCCATGATCAGTGCTAGTGTCACTACCTTAAACATCCTGTTACCTTTCCACTACTCTTGGTTTAGGTCCACCAGTCACAACCAACTTTGTGATATGGCACGCTAACCCCTCATCGGTTGCCCGTTTTAAATCCATCAATCGGCACCTTGCCAACACTTCCCTTGACTCTTTAGAGTTCAATCCCAAGTCTTCTAGTGCATCATGCACCGCACCTTGAATTGCATTCAGTACGAATACGTGATCGAAGTTACAAATCATTATCTTTCTCCTTCATTGTTTATGCTTTGCATTGTATCAAAGAAAAAAAATTCCGTCAAGAAAAATCGTGAATACACAACGATTTTGAATAGTTAGCGGTTAATCACGTAGATTGTATTCGCTCGGTAAACCACTATTGTATCTGTTTACCACCTTCTGTATGTCTGAAGGCGTGAGGTGACTACCCCACTCTCCGTATATCTCACCCCAATCTTCTATCTTACCGACACCGTTACACTTAAACATCATGATCTCTGGATTCGTAGGGTTCATTGCTGTACTGTATGATACCAACACGTGTTGCCCTGTAACCGCATCCTTGTAAACCATCTTAGAATGCGTGATCGGGAAATGGGGTCGTAAACTAGGCATTTAATTCTCTCCGTTCAATCAAGCGATAATTACCGCCTTCGTTTTCTCTGTACTCTTTAAGGTTCTGGCGTACTTCACGGTACGATTCACTGGCGAAGAGATCTTCCCACCCATGACCGTACCCGTAATTGCCCTGTAGTACGTGTAGATACTGATATTTATTCTTGCTCATCTTGCACCTCCTCGATTGAATCGTAATCTATCTCACCTGGATCAGAGCAACATTCCCACTCTGACCATTTATCGTAATGCGCTGCGGCCGCTAGTTCATACGCATCGTCTTGTGTCTCAGCGTCAACCTCGATATATTGCACGTGCTCTGCAAATCTTCTTACCATAAATTTAGGCATCCTCCACTTTCCTTATATCATTCGAGTTTGTAATCTTTCTCAACCAAGCGTGATTCACATGCACAATGTCGTGACCTGTATCTGTAAAGAAGATGCACTTGGAGCACCCGCCTTCTTCAATGTGATTTAGCGTTACGAGTGTACCTGACTCAGATATGAACGTGTCAGTCTTCTTGCTGAGCCGCACCACATATCCAACTTTGCCATGCTCAGTAATCTTGTCGGAATCTGGTCCGTCGTAACTTGTCGTATCCCAGCACTGGATCATATCGCCTGGTGTTGGTCGCCATGGTTCTTGCATGTTTTCTCCTTCGTTTCTATGTTTCTATTAAAGCATAGAAAAAAAATTCCGTCAAGAAAAATCGTGAATTGCCAATAAAATCAAAAGGTTGAACGAGGTGACATATGCTTACGAAACTCCATGTGTACACCAACGCCATGATTAAATGTCTCAATAACATCCATATGAATATCGGTGCATACTTCCCTAGTCTCCTCTACTGACGCATCCATGTGATATAATGTGTCCGTAACTGTTCTCATGATGGCAGTCTGTAATGCTGCCTGGATCTCCATGAGTCTACCTTCTTTGTTGCTCGTCAATTTACACTCCCGTGGTTATGTTTCGCTATTAAAGATGCTCTTATATAACTACCGTTATATTGCGCTATTTCACTATCTGCACTCATGCACCTATAGTACCCACTATATATTCCTTCTGACAATACCAACCACACCTTCTTATCTGACAAGAAGGCCTGTCCTGATTTTATGTATACCATGTTAATCTACCTCGACAACTCTCTCGTTAGTTTCAAAATACCCAGCAGAGGCGAACTCTTTCGTTGTCATCCACAATCTCTGACAGTTGCTTGGTTTTGGTTTAGGGGCACACATATCCGTCAAGACGATGTGACCATCGAAGTTGCCCTTGTTGACATAGTCCGTAGGCGCATCAAAACAGGTGCCACCAGATAAGACCCTCTCAACGTTACGGGATTGACCTTTCTTCCATACATAAACCTTGTCCTCGTCCACTCTCGTGTCAAAGGGTATCACAGTGAATGATGCAACTTCTGACAGTTTGTTCAACTCTGCAAAGAACTTCGATAACATAGTATCCGAAACCGAACCTGACTGATCTATACTTATTGCAACGTTGGCAACTCTCTTGGACTTGCGCCCCGCATGTATGTAGGGGTACCTACGATTGAGGCGACGAATCGTACTCGTCTTGTTCGCACGTTGTGATGCCTTGACAAAATATCTTAAAACCTTACGCCAGTCAACCTTAGTCTTGATGCTATCAAGTATCTGCTTCTTGACCGACGAGGATACACTTCCCCAAGATCCTGACTTGGATGACTCTTCTGATGCCTGCCTGACAATATCTTTAAGTCGCTCACTTGCTATCTCCTTCACTTCCTGTGGGCAATCACCCCACCCACTGTGATCATCTAAAGTTTCATCACTGTTACCTGCACCTTGCTGACCACCCTCCTGGTCTTCGTCCGGTGTACCCTTGCCACTAGAGTTTTTGTCTAGGGTATCTTTAATCGCTGCGACATACCACTCAGCGGACTGTCCACGTGGCAGACTCTCAAATTTAGTACCCTTCTTGCCTGGCATTAACGCCATTTCTGGTAGTCCAGTAATGTGAGAGTTTATCGCTAAGTCAGTAGCAATATTCCACATTTTTGCACTCACGCTGGTATCTTGTTTGATCCACGGGGCACGATCTGTTACGTGCTTGAAAATAATGTGGTAAAATTCGTGCTTCAATACAGCGGATCGCTCTGCGTCCGACAACTTCTCAAAGAAACCTGGATTGTAAAGCATTTCAAACTGTGCAGTTTCCTTGTTGACAGTAACACCCGCTGTAGGTATGCCATGCGATGCTCTCTTGTTAACACGGCGGGATATTGCTGCAAAGAACGGTTCCGACATTAACAGTCTAGCAGTATGAAAATTTAAGTCGAACTCTGTCTCTGACATATGTCGCCTCCTTTGAATCAATATAAACATTCTAAAACAAAAATTTCAAAAAGTCAAATTTATTCTTCTTTCGGGTTCAACATATCAACTAGAAAATCAGAGAATGTACGACCTTCTATAGATACCTGATGGATCTTCAGTAGATTCTTTTGTTCATCTCCACCTGTCTGTCCGAGCATTGACCATACTTTCATGACTACCTCGGATGGCATGTTCATCATCATATACCTCGCAACATTGGTGATCTGCTCAACTGTCAACTCTTGAGTGAAAACCTTTTCTGCTTCAAACTTCGACACCAATGCAGTGTGATCGTTTATGTCGAAGTCTCTAACCTTAGACAGATCTCCGTGATCTAGTATATCCTCGATAGTTACCTGCCTGTCCATAGTCGCAACAAAATCCCTGAACGTAACGGCCGCCTCGAAACCTACGAACGCTGTGGAAAGGTGATATAACGCTATAGGGTCGTCGTACAGATCACCGGCCGTTAAACACTCATCGAGTCGTTCCCACGATCTACGGCTAGGGTATACTTTGTTTGGTTCAAAGTCCTCCTTGTGCTCCAGATGGTCGTGGTTGCCATTAATGAAGGACCAAACCTGATTCGATATACCTGCATCCTTAGCCCAAACTAACCAATCCTCCACCGATGGTTCTATATCAAATACAGTCCATCGATCCAACTCAGCAGGGTCCATCTCTCCAACCTGATACTGTGCACCATGTTCGCCACCGTTGACCGCTGCAAAGATGATGGTGTCATCGTGTAATGTGTGACCATTCAACTTTCGACTGTCCGTCAACTCGAAGATGCCCTGACGGACTTCAAGGGTCGCACGATCAACTTCATCGAGGAACAGTACCACGGGATGATCGCAAGCGGTCTTGAACCAATCTGGTGGATTGAACCTTGTAGCGCCTGAATCGACTGATGGCAAACCAACAAGATCCCCCTCTGTCATCTGTGAAGCACGTCGCTCTACTACAGGCATGTCGATGTGTTTTGCATACTGGTAGACCACCGTGGACTTGCCAATACCGTGACGACCCCGAAGCAATACTGGTTTGCGAACCGCTGTAACGTGCTTGACCATTTTTCCGAAGGTTTTGAAATCGACTGCCATGATGTATCTCCTGTAGTAATTAGCAGTTTAAGTGGCGTTCCCAACGAACAAATACATTAAATCACAATAAAAATAAAAATGCAAATAAAAATGAAAAACTATTCTATTTCAACACTTTATGAGAAATTGAAGCGATCTTTTTCGCTTGTTCTTAGAACATAAACGCTGTATTCTCCACTTGGAAACATCACCTTGTATACATCGGTTATATCTGCATGTCCTTGTACCTTGTATCCATCGATGACAATGCCCGTACCTGCACCATCGGTGTGATTGATTGTCTTGCCTATTAACTCACTTACGTTGCCCTTGCCTACCATTCTACACTCCTCTGTACATACATATCACGGCCGCACGTGTCGCCTCGATACTCAACGTCGTCTGAATCATCCCCAATTCTTATAAACCCGTAATCATCATCATCCAGTAGATATAGAGCAGCATCAAACTCTGATACTTCCCTGTAGTTGTCGTACCACTTGCGCTCGCCAAAGAACAAATCTATAGTTCCGTCATCCTTTTCAATTCTTGAACACGCACTATCCAACATCGATTGTACGTTAGGTTCTAGTTTTGCTATCGCACTAAAAACTTCAGTCGCTTCTGGACTCATTCTCAAGTAAATATCTGATCTATATCCCATTATCTAACTCCACTCTTTCTATTAGGTTGTAATCAATAGTGCTAACCCGGTCGCCATTGGGTGCACTTCGGTTAACCCACATAACCTTAGCGCATGTATAATCATAACTAGGAACGCTGGCGGCCGTGTTTGCCTTAAACGTAACCATTCCCATGAAGACCCCTAAATCGACTGGGTTCAAATATTTGTTTCTTACCAAGTCGCCGACTATCACTTGCGACCTCCAAAAAGTTGAGACCAAGCGTATCCGCCCATACCGAACCCCAACAACCACCACCAAATCGGGTTAGCATTGCTGATTATCTCACCGACTATTTCCATATGGTCACAAGGTTGCCATAATAGTTGTCAAATATCTGCACAAGACATTCATAATTGCCTGACATCATTACTTTTGAGATTGTGTCTAATTTGTTCTCGCTGAATCCCAATTGTCGCCCTAGTCTCCTGTGTAATGCCATGAGCATATGGGCATTACCTTCAGGACCGTTAAGATCAACTTCGATTTTCTTTTGGGGCATCTCGGATCTGGACTTAATTGCCATGTGCTCTCCTCTCTGCTTTGTTATGTTTCTATTAGATCAAAATTAAAAACAAAATGCAAATAAAAATGAAATGTCCAATAATTTCAAGATCTTGGAATAACCTCAAGGTACATCTCAGTCAACCATTCTTTACCACCACCGTTCCAAATAACCTTGAACATCCCCTCGTCTTCATCCTCCCCTATGATTACTCCATACTGAGTTTTGTAATAAGTGGAATCTCTATCTCTTACTAAATCACCTTTTTTCATACTACCACCTCGTAGTCTCTGCCGCTGTCCCAGGTTGCAACACCTTCGGCGGGATCGATAATCTTAATCATTGAGACGGTATCAGTAATGTCAACAGCGAGAACAAAAACTGGCGGTTTTGACTCATTATACATTTGATGCCTCACCAAATCACCGACTTTCACTGATTACCTCCAAGTGTATTGGGTTGATTGGTCTAACCCAGTTCTTCTCCATCCAGTACACATTCTTAAAAGTAACTTCACCTTTATCACGATAGTCCGAAACGATAACACCAATCGGTTCGCTGCCAATGTTCATGCTCTGTCCGAAGTAGTTCCACCTTACTATATCTCCTGCCTTCATAATGCCTCCAACCAACGCTTACTAACTCTAGTTTTATTGCCATGATGTTTGGGAGTGTATACCAGCCAGTCACCATCGTGACGTGTGATGTCCTTACTCAACAGTATGCAGAGTCCGTAGATCTTGTGTCTTACCGTGTCACCGACTTTCACTGATAACCTCCAGTGCTTTGTAGCTCCACAAGCGTTTGCCGGATGAAGTGACGACGTGAATGTCTGGGTTTAAGAAGGGAGACTTATCATAACTCGGACAGGTGGCCATGTAACCAATGCCTACCACAATACCTGTGTGTCCTTGTCCGTTCTTCACCAAGTCACCGACTTTCACTGATAACCTCCAATCCAATTGTGTAATTGTCAGCATCTTCCACTGTACCATCATCGACCCACTTGATCAAAGTTTCGTGAGCGTTAGCGACAATTACTAATGCTACATGCCCATTAGACATTACCAAGTCACCGACTTTCACTGAGAACCTCCAAATCTGTACACCAAGCAGGTCCAATTAAGGCAGTTGGCAATGTTGGTCTTGGTTCATTCCACAAAACCTTGAATAGCCTTCTCTCCATGGGATGGCGTAATCGTCTGCGATCTAGGTCTGCCACAATAACACCAGTTCGCTCCTGAATCTCTTTTTCTCTTACTAAATCACCGACTTTCACTGAGAACCTCACAACCGCTTGTAACCCACCACTTTGTATCGCCCTCGTTAGTGCGGTAAACTTTGACTGTGCCGCCCTGAGAATTGATCTGTAACACGATCCCATTGCAAGTCCAAGATCCGTAATACGCCACAATATCACCCACCTTCATTGACAACCTCCAAGTCATAGTTCCAAACGTTGTGACCCATTGTACCATCTGTCCATAGAATGTCAAATACTTTATTTATTGTCGTTGCACATAGCGGGTCGAACACTTCTTTGTATACGAAACCCTTGCGCTCTGAAAAGCAGTGTTGGACCAAGTCTCCGATTTTTATATTCATCTTGCCTCGCTTTGTTATGTTTCTATTAAACCAGAACGTGAAACAAAATGCAAATAAAAATCAAAAGTTGAATAAATTCACCACTTTGTAGTATATGCTGACCAGTCCATGTACCCCGATTGCATCACCAAGAACAAAACCTATCGCTACCAATACAAACTCTTTCATGCCTCCGCTTCCTTCAGTGGACAAATTTGACGTACTTCTTCAATTAACAAGTCCTCGATGAGATTGTCGTCCATCCCAGTTGCAAAGTATAGTTTCTTCTTTGCCCTATCAAAACTTATCTTGCGATCTAGGATCATCCTCGAATACTCTTTTACGACCCTGTGCGTTAGGGACATAATCAAATCATCCATCATGTATTACCTCAATCTGCTTATTATCTTCATGAACGTCTTGTTTCGTACCACAGTTCCACAATACTGTATGCCTACCCCAACCGTGTCTTGTGATTACAAGACCTATCCAATCAAAGCGCCTCACTACATCACCGACTTTCACTGATTACCTCCAACTGATCACCCTGAAAGGGATAAGTGTGTGAACCTACCAAAACTGTGTATGTTTGTGAATAGTGACTTCGGAACGTCTTCTTCAGAATCATCCCGACCATACCATTGGCAGCAACACACCTTACTATATCACCGATGTTCATCTGTGTCTCCAACTTCTGGACTCAGCATCCACTCGCTAGAATTGTCTACTGTACCTTGAATGCAAAGGCATGTCTCGCTCGGACAGTCTTCGCAGTGCTCCGAGCGTATTGTTTCAGTGTTCGTAACAAACAAGATCATCACAAGCATTAAAGTCAATGCTATCGTTGGCGCTATGACGTAAACTAACCTCATCTCCCTACACTCCTAGCGATCTCTACAGACCCGACATACTGATATGCACCTTTGTTGAACGCTGGTGCTGTACACTTTGCTTTCCTGGCAACCTCTACCCTAGCATTTGCCTCGCCACAATCTAAACAAGTCTTGTATCCTAGATTCTTTCTTGCTACTGGATACTCATCCCAACAGTCAACACAAATTGCAATCATTGTTTTCTCCGTCGTTGTTATGCTTACATTAGATCAAAACTTAGAATAAAAGTCAAATAGAAAATAAAATGTTCAATAATTTCAGGAGTTTTTTGGAATTTTGACTGCTTTGAGATCTTTCTCACAAGCATAGATTGGTTCTTTAATGTCAGAACCCACTGGCAATATGCTGTAAACCTTACCACCCTTAGCGGCACGATAGATTGGGCGAGCGTTTGACGTAACCACAAGTGCAAGCACCCGTTCGCCTCGTGCTGCCTTTCGATGAAGTTTATATCTCATGTTGGTGGTTCGGTTCGAACTGTATTCTGGTGCCATGTCCAATCTATTTGTAGTACGCACTTGTACCACTTGCCCTGGTTTAAACCGAGGTGTTGATCTGTGTTCTTGTATTACCTTGTCCGCATACGGGTTCATACACATTCTAGTAAACTCGTACTTGGACAAGTTGTGCCCATCTTTGTCTTTTAAAACCTTTTCTGCGATGAGTGTCCAATACCTTTGTGTAATATCAGGGTGATTAGTGTAATACTCTGCACAAATTACTGCGATTTCTCTAAGATCAGAGTCATACTTTTTGCGCCACTCCTTCGAAGCAGATAAAACCTCACTAGAACACGCTGATTCAATCCTAGATAGGTGGTTTTTTTGCTTTTCAGATAAGGTTTTGTTGCGCTCCACTTGACCCATTATACTTTTAAGAAAACCGTCCCACGGTACAAATCGGGTATGGCCAATCTCTCCCACTTCATACAATGTTCGCAGGTTGCCTATACAATCTTCAATTCTCTTTATCATCTTCGCCTCTTTCATATCATTTCACCGCATGCAACAATACTACAAATTCTCAAAACACGCAATCTTTTTTTTATTATATAAATCGCCTGCTTTCTGGATATGGGATACCTGACGTGTAATACCTTGTAGATCGACTGGTCGAGACTGGTAGTATAGCACCACTTTTGTGATAGCATGACTCAACCCCCATATTTGACGAATCCTTTTTTTGTCGCTGCAACCATGCCGCTGCTAAAAATAAATATATCCTGTTCTTCGTTTAACTCATGAAAAGCAGAAAAAATATCTCTCAACTCAACGTCTGTCTGAAAGCATCGCATGTCCCTAAGGACATCGTTTGCCAATAAGTCTAAGTGCATTGGCACTTGTGAAGTCGGTAAATTCTCCATTGTTATTCTCTTGATTCTCATACCATACTCCATTAGTAGTCCTCCCCCAAGGAATTGAACCTTGCTTAAAGACGCATATAAGACGCCGCCTAACCACCAGCCAGCCGAGGAGGATAAGTTGAGTATCGGGGCGGCAGGATTCGAACCTGCGACCCTCTGGTCCCAAACCAGATGCGCTACCAGACTGCGCCACGCCCCGATACTTAATAGTGGACCCGCTCGGACTTGAACCGAGGACCGTCCGGTTATGAGCCGGATGCTCTAACCACTGAGCTACAGGTCCATTTTTAAATACTTTCTATATTCTTTAGACAGATTATCAAAGTAATTCGTTTTTGTCAACGATTTATGTGCATTATTTAAAACTTTTCTCTTCGCTACATTGATAAGGAAATAAGGACACTCCGCCCTGGGATTGAATCCCTGAACCTCCACCTTATCGTTAGGGTTGAAGCAAATAGTTTTGTACTCTTTCATCCCTGCTACCCTCAGCGACTTGTTGAGGAAAGTCTGAAACTTTTTTGTATCCTCTTTCGAAATCTCTACGGGAATATCCCCCTGAAACAATGCTAATAACGCTGATTCATAACCAGAAGAACTCATCTCCTTTACGACCTGAGAGAAATCTGTTTTCGCAGGGTCGAAAATGTCTATCATGAGTTTGCCACTAACCCTTTCTGCTTTGGCGAATGGGCAGGTGGCAAACCCTGAAAATTCACTCCTGGGTTTTTCAACTACACTCACAAGATAAGTTGTGACGTTTTCTATTACCTGATCTCTCATCTTAGAAAATAATCTGTGTAGTCTCTGTGATAGGCACTTGCCTAACGTATTCGCCAGACGCCTTCCTGTTTCTCCAAGGTTTTAATGGGTATTTGAGTACTGTATCCCCCTTAATTATGACTGCCCTGTTACACTCTTTGTTTAATTGCATATAGAAAACTTTGAGATCCTCAGTAGTCTTGTAGGGTATCCCCTTGAGGAACGACTCGTCTTTTCTCCATTGGTGGTCTTTTCTTTCTATGCAATTAATATCCCTAAACGGAAAAGGTACGTTTCCTGACCAATTTCCGTGACGAACCTCAACTTCCCAACATGCCACGACTTCATCATTTTCGTTAAGCGTGAGCAGATCAATGCCATAACGATCAGGATTTTCTACTGTGCGAAGACCCTTAGATAGAAACAGGTGCTTACCGATTGCATCTAGCGCCGCACGCTTCCCCTTGCTGTCATATGTGCGATGCTCGTCACGGTCAAAGGATTTTAAATGACCGGACATGCCTCTTTTTTTTGCGTGATCCATTTTATATTCTCCTATTTTCAACTAAAAAGAAAAGACAGGCAAGGGCGGCAGAGCACCCTCGTCCTGCTTCGGTACACAAACCTCACGCCAATAGTTTCTACAAACAGTGCGATAATAGTTCACGCCGCCTTCATTGTCGTTATGTAGATCGTATAGTGGTCGATAGTCAGAAGAGGTATCACATACATACTTCACCCTGTCAACCATCTCGTATGCTGTTGCCCTTACTTCCTCTGGTAAAAAGAGCAGCATTCTGTCGAGTCGCCCCTTTATCATACAGTTCATAATGTATTTGTAACTCAACTTGCTCTTGACCATTTCACCGACGTAATTGGTGTACTTGAATTTAATCAACTCACCATCAAAATCCATGACCCAACCCTCGTGATTTGACACTTCACGACTACTCACCTCTTCGGCGAGTTCATCTAGCGTCATCACACGAGAGTCAGGACAAGTGAAAAGATGCGGCATCGCTTCACAGATATGCTCAAGATCTGCGAGTCCCAAACACTCGCCTTCGGAGTCATAAGCATTCAACAAGTATAGCGTTTCCGCATCGTCATAATCGACGAAGACCTTTGTATATGGATGTATTAATTCGACAACAATAGTCATCAACTTACATCCAATAGTCTCCTCTACCTGCTGAAAGTCCGAAAGAGAAAGCATACTGCTGGCAATCTCCGCACTGACTGTTCCAAATTTACCCCGTGTGGAGGAACACAGTTCATCGTTGAACACAAAGTATTCTACCATGTGCCCATCTGCCTTGTATCTGCAACGATACTTGTTTCTTCCATACTTAGATGTTAGTGCCTCATGTGTATTTTCTGGCAACTCACCATAGTTGAAAAATTTCTCGTAGCTACGACTGACGAGAACTGGTTCCTCCACCCCGAAGTTATAGATCATCCCCCGCATGTCCCGGAGTGGTTGTGACCAACCACGATCTATTTCGTGAAGTACATTGTGTGCCTGACCAGTATAGTTGATCAAGATTAGTTGTCTCTCTTCATCAATATCAAAACCAATTAGTTCCCCTGGATTCTCCATAGTGGTATGTTCAAGTAACAGCAGTTCTCTGAACTTTTGTGCGTTCTCCCTCTTGAACGCTGCCCACTTCTCCCTTTTATCCTCTAAGGTTCTGATCTCAGATGTAATAAGTTTTACAATCTTTGGCACGTTTGAATGTACTGACATGTTAATGTCCTTTTCATTTAAGTTGTGAGACTACTATATATTAACTTTGCTCGCTTGTCAAGACTTATTTTCTTTTTATACGTGTGGTGCACCGAAGGGATATGCCGATACGAGCACCACTCTTGAGAATTTAATAGATCCCCCGTACTTCTCGGTTAAATCCATCACCTTCTTATCACAAATCTTTCTGGTCGCTATGATCTCTTGACTTCTATCTGATCCGACACGATAGCGAACCCTGACTAGATCATCTGGCATTTTTTTCATTTTAGATTCTTTTGAATCGCTTCGAAAATTACCTTTTCCATGTTAAGACCCTTGTAATACTTGTCAGAAGATACATCGTCAGCAACAACGTTGACAATCGACTGGTCTGATACCCTGCACTTAACATTGGCATCATCGGGGAACATTTCCAAGTCTTCGAAATTGACCACGCCCACCCTTCTCTTGCCTGTGTCTACAAGAATCATCTTGTCAAATGTTTTGTCTGGTGTGCCCAGATTATTGCCTCTGTGGTTTCTGAGTATCAACTTGTTGGACCAAACGGTGTTAGGTTGAAATATCTTACCTTGCATCTTGCACTCATACCGAAGTCCATCGGATCCTTCGAAGTCCATGCCATCAGCAGTATCGCCAACATACTTTAACTTGCCATCACTGTACTTATCAATTGACATTTCAATAATCTCTGTACGCAGTGGCAAGGTCTGGTTCCTCTTGAGTGTCTCGACTGAATCAATTACACCAAAGACTTTACTCCACTCTACATCATTTTTAAGATCAATCATTACTGTTCCTCTCGTAATTTGTTATTAACAACTCTTTGCGCTCTTTTTGCGCTTCTGAATATACCTTACTAGAACGCATTGTATATGTCAAGTCCCAATCATTAAAATAATAATCTGAAAACCTTTTTCTTAGAACTTCATTTGAATTATAAGTGATCATCCAATCATGCTCACACTTTACCGTGTCTTCATAGAATCTCATGTGATCAAACCCTGAATGCATGTCTCCGTTCTTACCGTATAGGTCATCCTTAATATCATAAGGAGGATCGAGGAAGATGAAGCAATCATCTTGACCCTTTGCACTGAGCAAGAACTCATAATCAAAGTTCGTAATTGTCCACCTCTTGATTAGTTTAGAGTATGCTGGCAACTTGTCGATGCCAGTCATACTGAAGTTCTGCTCCGATGCCTGCTCCGAGAAAGAACTGCTCTCACCCAGTCCCGAAAAACTACACTTGTTTAGTATGAAAAAGTACACCGCTTTCGTAAAGTCATCCACGTTAGCAATCTCTGATTTCGCCTTATTAAACAAGTCCCTGTGGTTTACAATGTTCTCAAGAATGGAACTGTCCCATTGCGACTTGTCCACTTTTGCCTTCCGAAGAGGTTTAGACACATACTCAATAGGACTCTTGATCCTTGCTAACTCCTGGTGTAGTTCAGGGCCCTTATCTCTTAGTTGGACCCAGAAGTTGTATAGGTTGTAGTACGCATCATTGACCCAGACCTTCGTATCTGGCCTGGTCTGGGTTACATGCAACGCCATTGAACCACCTCCGAGGAATGGTTCCCTGAACTCACTGAAACTCTTCGGTAAGTCTGGACTTAGTTTCTTGATTGCTCTCGACTTACCGCCTGGGTAACGTAATGGTGTCTTCAATGACATTTGCATATACTCCTATGCTTGTGATTACCAGTTCACACCAGTTGTGATTGCTGTAGACCAATAGTTGTTGACATCAGGTACGAAACTGAAGTGTACTGGTACGCTGAACATACCTGCATCCATAGTGTACCCGACTGCGCCGATCAGGTGAATAAACTTGTCCTCCCCCGATGGATCGTGGAATGATAGGTTTGGACCTACGGCGATCTGAAACGACTTATCAATCTCAAACCCAATCAGTGCTCGAACTGATGGCGAGATAACACTCTGATCTAATCCTGAAAGACTTACGTTCTGAATGAATAGCACGTCCAACCAATCTCCACCTGGCATACATTGTTGCAACTCGTACCCCATGGTAGTAAGATGGGGACTCTGGAGTTTTGACTCCTCACCATCAGAGTCTGGTTTGTGTGAGTTGTTAGAGTACACGTAACCGAATCTAACACCTGACCGCTTGGTCCACTTGCCTTCTCCCTCAGCATCTGTTGGGTGCGCCTCTGCTTGAGGACAACCCGTAAACGGTGCAGTGATCAAAATCCCGAGGGCACAAATTAAAATTTTATTCAACATATATTTTCTCCTTTTTTTAGTTGATTCCGTACAAGCGCCCTGGGTAGGATTCGAACCTACGACCGACGGATTAGAAGTCCGTTGCTCTATCCAACTGAGCTACCAGGGCATTTGATGATATGATCATAGCACACTTACTTGCGCTTGTCAAGGAAAAGTATTTCTTTTTCTTGTTGGGATGGTTTGTGTGACATCGTGATTGATACTGGTCTTTCTTTCCAGATCTTCTTCCAGTGCTGTCATCTTATGCAAGATAAGTAGAGTTACAGCGAGGTTGAATGTGCTTACAAATAAAAACAAACTATACAAGTGATAAACCTTTCTCGTCAGTTCCCTACTGATGCCTGAGGGCATCCTAACATAAAAATAGCAATGTGTAAAACGAATATTCTCAAAATCTTTTGCGCCACGCATCGAAGGCGGCGCTGCCGATAAATATCGCAGCGGACAAAACCACAATCTGTACTAAAATGTCTATCATTCTTTTCCTCTCTTTAAGTGTGAAACTAATATATCCTATCACCAATCTTTTGTCAATGTTTTTTTTCTGCTCTGTGGATTATTCTTAAAAACTTCGCCCTAATCCAACTTGCCTCGCCTGTCGTCAGTTTTATGAAGCAGTGATACTCGTCCTTATGCCACGCATAGTCTTCAACACGAGGGAAGTCAATCATCCTCTTCTTGTTGGTTATTAATCCCACCTCGCCCCGAGCACCCACGGGCCCAGTTATCTGGACGAGATCCCCAATATCAAATTCTTGTCTGTGCACGTGCTTCAATCTTCGTAATCATCAAAAAAATCGTATTCATCCCAACCAAGATAGGGAGAGTCTAAATCTACCGTGTCGGATGACTCTACTGTCTTTTTGGAAAACTTTGCTTCACTCATCCTACTCTTCAGTTCTTCTTTTCTTTTGAGAAACTTTCTCCTCAGATTCTCAACCTTATCATGCTTCTCTATAATTCCCTCTGACATTGCAGGCAAGTAAGATCCGTCACCGCCGGTATATACCCTCACCTTCTCTCCCGTATCAAGCGTGATCACGGGGTCCGAAAACTTTATCACCGGATGATCTACCACCTCTCTTGCAGTCAAGTCTTTATAAGTAGTTCTCAACCTACCTGCAATGGTTTCGGTTACGGGCACTCGAAACGTACCTGTTGCACTGGCAGCAACGGACTGTCTAATTCCCTGATGCAAGAAAGAGATTCCAATTATGAGTGAAGTGTCTTTGCGCTTCATTACCGCCTCCAGTCCTCTCTGTCATGGCAGACATGGTAATCATCACAAACTCTGTTATACCGATCCTCATACCAGCACGTATTGTACTCATTGCAGACTCGGACACGAACTCGATGATCATAGCAATCATGCTCTGTATACCAGTAATCCGGGTCATCACGTTCGCAGTCATCGTCTAGCACGAGCAGACATCCCGACAAAGAGATTAGCAATATGATACATACTATTTTTTTAAACATGCCATGTCCTTTACTTTTTCCATCCCGTATCTAACGCTGAAGTGCGCTGCAACTAGTCCTGCAGCAAGTGCTGATCCCATCAGTATGGGGACAGCAATCAATATAGTGTCCAAAGTTAGCAAACTTGCCTGTCCGTACTTGCTTTTCATGATTCACCTCAACAACTAACAACCATTGTTCTTATCGTCTTGCACAGATTAGCATACTTCTTGGGCACATGTCCAGGTTTTTTTTGTTCAAGCATCGATACTTTTGGTTCGGCCCACTCCTCTGACATTGGGTCTAGCACCAAACATTTATCATCCATAGTATACTTATAAAACATACACTCTTTACCCTTCATATCTATGTCAAAAAGGTCGTAGTGATCCAAAAAGATAACCGCTTCGCCCTGAGTGAGTGGTGCTGTCATTTAATCCTCTTCTCTAGTGATCTGTTTTTTAATACTAGCGCAATTATTGAAACAATGCAAGCAATATCCACAAACGCATTGAGTTTTATATAATTCAAAAAAGTCATGCCCATATAATAACTAGGTTGCGTTAATACCTCGGCGTCCTAGTTTCTGCACATGTTCAGACCTCAAGTGTATCTTGTCGCCAGCGGAATTAAGCACTATTGCAGTTTTCATGAGTTTATCATGACTCAACAGCAGTGCAGGTCCGTACCATTTGCAATGGTCATAGTCTCCAAGAAAATTGTCGTTGCGATACCTTACCAGGTCCCCGACTTTCATGATACCTCTCTTAAATGCCGTGGAGCGTAACACTCCACTGTCCCGTCAGTGAACAGCACTTCTATTGAGAAGTGCCTTTCTGGAAATGGCATACCCAAAACGACCCCAATCTTGCTAGTATCCACAAAACTGGACCACTGCTTGGGGTTCAACTTCACCACCATCCCAGGAATCACATCCTTTGCTTTCATCCTATCTCTCCCTGTAGAATCGGGATAACCTGCGTGCTACCTGGTGGCATATATCATACTTACTGTCCCGGATTGTACCCGCATCATCAAAGCACTGCAGTGCCTCTCTTACATGAATGAATATTTGCTCAAAGGAACCCGTTGCGTCTTGCAGTGTTTTTTCATGCAAGTTATCAATCGTATATCCGCTCGACAATGTTTCATAATCGGATTTATGGCGAGGTTGGGTCGTCATCGACCATCGATACCCCTTGCCTTTCTTGTCTCTCTTTTCGACACTGTTCATTTTTTCTCAGCAAACTCCAGTATTTAAACTTAACAATGGATCCCTCGTTCATGCCGTTTTCCAACAAAATGTTATAATAATCGTTCCGCAATATACCGACTATCTTACCACTTAAATTTAGAGGTCTACCAAAGGGATAGTCAGTTATCCAAACATCATCCCCCTTCTTAAAACCAGAGTCTTCTTTGGTAATCATAAAATAACTAGTTTACCAAAGAAGACTGTGGATGTGTTTTTACATCACATGAACTAACTCAATTTCAAAATTGAGGTTTTTTCCAGCCATTGGGTGATTAAAATCTACAGTAACACTATCATCATCAATTGAGTTGATAATTCCCCGAATTGGTTGATCGCCGACCTGACCTTCTACAACGATTCCCGTTTCGAAACTAAAATCTTCTGGAAACTGTTGCTTGTCAATGCTTTGTACTGCCTCCTCGTTATGCGGTCCATACGCTTGCTCTGGAGCAATCTGAACGGACTTTACTTCTCCGATTCTCATTCCAGATACGGCGGTGTCAAATCCGGGGATCATCATACCGGCGCCGACTGTAAAATTGATGGTTTCTCCACGGTCGTATGAACTGTCGAACACTGTCCCGTCTTCAAAAGTACCTTTGTAGTGTACTTGAACTTCTCTTCCTTCTTTTGCGATTGTCTTTTTTGCCATTTTATAGCATCTCCTTTTGTTTCTTCAATCATTTTACCAAGAAATATTCTTGTTTTTTCAATTATATAACTGTCTCTCTACACGTTACGCCTCCATATTACCATTATCAAATCTCAAAGTCAATAATTAATTTAAATATTTTCGAATACTTTCATATAAATAAGTCCTGAAAATTGCCTATTTGTAGAGTGGTAGTTTAGACCCCGCATCCTTATGTTGTTGAGTAAACTTACAATCTTTGGATGTCCCATATCATCTGCCATAAACGCAAGAGAAAAAGGGGTATTGGCAAACCTGACAAACTCATCCAACCTTTCTTCGAGCAGGTCGTCGACCACTGATCTAAGGTCTAGCACCCTGTCATTCTTCTGTAGTCTTCTATATTTTTTACTTTCAGAGTAATGTATCTCTAACATACCGAGGTCAACCATTCTCCAGAAATCGGACTTGCTCATGCTGTTCACTCTCTTCTTAAAGAGATAAAACCATTTCGCCCTAGTTTGCTTGAGAAGCACGGCTGTACCGATAGATGTTGTTATCATATCCCCTGGTTTTACGTTATTCTTGTACTTCACACCTCTTCTCTCGATGGATCGAGAAATTCAAGATCCCCCTCCCACATATACAAATTCTCTAAACCGAACTGCACCGTGAGTCCACCAGTGTGGTCTGGCGTAGTTATGGTAATGCCGTATGGAATCTTGGGCGCTATCAGTTGATCCGCCTGCCAGTACACATACTTAACGAGCGTTCCCGGTTTTATCGGTCTCGACTTCATTCAAAGACACCCCCCACTTAAATTTGTACCACATACGCTCATGAGCATAGTAAAGAAATGTCTTTGTCAGCAACTCAACGGCACTAAAGGTTAGTCCAAATTCTGGACTGCCTGTCAAAAACCACGCTAATAAGAACGTATCTATCGTGCCCAGTGTTCTCCATGTCATTGCCTTTGCTAAGTGTCTTCTCTTTTGTACTGCCATATACTATTTCTCCTCTAATATGCCCCGGTACTTCAACAGGGCAACTTCCTTCATTTTGCATTCCAACATCATATCATAGTCTACACCGTAATTTTCAACGGGTCTAAGTATATAGTCAGAATGTGCTTGTGCTTTGATCTTAAGATCGTTTTTTTCCTCTCTGCGTGACTCTGAGAGATGAACAACAGGTTTGATTCCATCTGGCCAGGTTGACGCTGCCATGTGCAGTGCTTGTGATTCAGACTGCCCACCCTGACAAAACCGATAGTGATGGTAGTCAAACACAATAGGCACACGCACGACTTTGTAGATGTAATCATACAAGTGTTTTGCTGACCACATGCTTGCTTTGTCGTCATTCTCCAAAGTGATACGACTCTGGCAGTTTGCGCTAAGTCGTAAGAAATTGCGGCACCATCGATCAGCAGTGTTGGCGAAATCGCCACCGTATGTGCCACCAACATGAATATTGATCTTAGCATAGGGTGACGCTTCCAATCCCATGAGGTCAAACACTTCAGAGTGAGTCTCAAGTTCCTTGATAGTCTTGTCAACTACATCTTCTCTGGGGGATCCAAGGACATTGAATGGTCCGGGGTGTGTAGTGATGCGATGACCGTTGTACCCTGCGTACTCGCCTGCTTCATCAAGGCGCCAACAAATCTCTTCGTAGTCTGGCAAGTCACGCAAACTATATTCGGATGCCCAGGGGAAAAGATCTGAAGAGAGTCTGAAGAACTTGATATTGTTGTGCTCGTTCCACTTGAGAATGGTTAGTAAGTCTTTGACATTCTGTAGTGCCAATTCTGATGCGTAGGCAATACCTTTCTCTATGAAGGTTTTCTTGATCATGGATCTGTTGGTGGTGACACGTTTAGACTTGGGAAGTCCGGACAAGTTCATATTGATGCAAGCGTATCCGAGATTCATAACATAACCTTTCGTTTGATTGTTTATAGAATATAACAAACTAGTTTTGGAATGTCAACTATTATTCGCCCAAAATCTTTTTCTGAATTGACCTTACTGCCATTCTCTGGAGGCGTGGAAGTTTCTCGTATGTTTCCAGTTCTACGCCTTCCTTTGTCGTGAAGGGTCTATTGTTGATCCTAGTCATAAACTCGCCTTCTTGACCCATAGACAGGTCTCCTGTCATGTGTTTCTTGCCGTAACCAGGAAACTCAGCGTTGTTTGTTCCAATCAAGTGCACACCTTCTCCGCCTTTTGGAAAAACTATGATAGAGTCTTGGCAAAACTTCTCACCCAGTGCTGCATGCCTGCTGATGAAGTCAGGATCATCGTTGAGGTTTACGCAAAACAAACTATTCTCTTTCACCTCTTTCGCCAACGGAGTATTGTACTTCTCTATGTAAGACCCATCAACCTTAGTGACACCATACCCGAGTCCGAGCAATGTTGCCTTGAGGTCTCGGTTCCTCTCCATGTTGTCACCACCGATCTCTGCCTTCTCTGTACAGTCATCTGATTCGTTAGCATCATCCCTGAACGCTGTGATAATAACACAGTCGTGCTCTTCGATGTGCTTGTAGATTCTACTTAGTCCAGATTCATTTACGAATCCTCGCCATTCATTTATAATATTTTTCATGTCAGTCATTGTTTTCTCTCCTTTAAACTTATCTCTAGTGATTCACCGTCATCGTCAATCCTCACGAATACCATCTCGGTGGAGCAGACATCCTTAAGATTTCCAGAGTGGGGATTGTAAGACTTGGCGTCTAACTTGATCTTCAAACTAGTACGCCCGACCTTCACAACTTTGCCGTAAATCTTAACAATGCGCCCAACCTTCACTGGTCTAAGAAACGCCACCTGGTTAACATACCTTGTCACCATGTGTGTTGATTGTGCTTTCTCGCAAGCATACGCTGCGCCTGCCTCGTCTAACCATGCAAGCATATTGCCTCCAAATAGATTACCATGGATGCCAAGGTCTTTTGCCATGCAAACTTTAGTCGTTATCAAGTCCATCTTTGTTTCCTATATATTTAATCCACGAGTACCTCTTCCTATTCTCCAGGTACGTTTCATCGATCTCTCCGGCGTTCGCCTCTTTTTCGAATGCTATAAAGTGGTACGCATCTTGACCATTGCGTGTTTTGACATACCCAACCAACCAAAAAAAACCGTACAATACATAAAATGGCAGAAATAACAGTTCCAATTGCTGCTGAAAATGTATAGTTTCATGCCTCTTTGTGACATCTGACATGAACGACCTGCAGAATACCCAGGGTCCCAGAGATATTGCGTATATATTAATTGGTGCTATCTTAGATAACCACACCGGAATTCTACTGTTCTCCACCATAATTGGTTTTAAAGATTTCAACATTTTCCACTCCCCCTATTCAGTGTCCATATCCACTTTGTATATATCCACCCACATGTCTTAAACTCCTCGAAATAACCCTCCAACTTGACTCCCGGTATCATCTTCACAAGGGTTTTTGAATCTCGTGCAAGTAGTCTTTCACAATCTACGGCAAGAACCAGCGCCATCCACTCAGATCTTGTGTAGATGTAGTGACATACTATATCACCTATCTTGGGTTTTTCTTTTATGTATATCTCTCCCACATACTAACTAGATCATTCCGTATCGACACATCCCTTAATACACTCCACCATGACTGATTCCACTGTTTTCATCGACTTATCCACATCGGAACGGTGTTTGCCATAAAAAACCATTGCAGTAAAAACTGCAGTCCACAAAATCATCGAAAGGTTTTCTATTATTCTTTTCTTATGAAACATGTTGATAACTGGTGACCTCCACCACCTTACTTAAGATGTATCGATACCTAGCAGCAACATCAGGTCTTGAGCGTGACTCCGCCTCTTTGATGAGAAATTTAACTCTCTTGAATAATATTTCAGAGTTAACGTAAAACTCCATCGCCTTAGTCAACACACTAACTGCTGTAAATCCCATCGACGCAGTCCTATCCATGAAGCAGACCTTACTCTTTCTGTCGTTTTCGAATTCCAACTTCATTATTGTCTTAGACTTTAGGTTCAAAGCATCCTTGGCGCTCGTATCAATCTGAAAATACACATCGCTAAGAGATATAGTTGACAATGATGGGTGCTTCTCTGAAAAATGCGTAACAAACGCATTGAAACCTGCATCCACCAGACCCACCCCTTGTCCGGACACAGCAACCAATTCATCACCAACCAACAAGGACATTTGTATGTTGGCACCTGATTTGTACTCTTCAAGTGTGTATGAGTTTAGTCGCATCCGAAGGGGGTCTACCAGGTACTGTTCAAAATATTCGATAATTAAATCTCTATTCATACATCCGTCTTTTCAAATCCCTGTGATACTTTGAATATTCGACGCACGCCCTTAACCTTTCTAATTGTTGTCAACACCTTAAGTTTTGCGTCTTCGGGAGATCGAAGTATGCCCGGAATACTGGGAATATACTTTATACGTAATCCCGCAACGTAATCTGTTTCAGAGATTTTTTGATTCTTCACCATGATCGTAACAACAGTGACACTCGGAATTGCTCGAATGTCCGCCACGATGTCCTCAAGTCCACGATAACCCTCTTCCCCTGAGGACTCTGCCTTGTATCCCAACATTAAATAAAATTGATAAAGAGATGTCTGCCTTGTGCGCTTGTCCCTCTCGGAAACAAGGGATTCTAAATAATCTTGTACTTCTTTCATATCGCTCCCAAGTGTAATACTGTATGTTGTAAGTAGTCACGCACAATAGTAAAAGAAGGGGCAAAAATGCCCCTTCTTTCTATCGATCACCCGATACTTACCGAGATTGGTTTCGCTTCTGGGCGCTGTGGGACTTTAACTGTCAACAAACCGTTCTCAAACTTTGCATCTGCTTTGGACATGTCAAGGTTATCGTCGTAATTCACATATGTCTTCACGAAGTTTCTCCTTGCAATCCTACTTCTTTTTCGGTTGGTCTCATCGACTTCACCAGCAACTGTAATAGTTCGCTTTCCGGGTTGCACATCGACCTTTAACTCGTCACGGGCAAACCCAGCGAGGGCAAATTCAAGGATCGTAGATCCGTCATCATCTCGATAAATATCCACAACTGGATAACCCTTTGTCGAGCGTTTGATAGCACCATCCATAAAGTGCTGGTCCCCGAAGAGGTTGTCAAAAACCTCTTCGAAATATTTGTGACCCAATAGTCCGGGTCGGTGTAGTGTAATTGCGTTCATGTTATATTCCTCCTTATTAAGCAAGTTACGCACTATGTCGAAGACCCCGAAGCGATCTTCGATCATACCTATACAATAAACACAACCGGGTCGCTTGTCAACAGTAAAGTTGAATAAAAATAATCAAAAGCGCCAAACTAAAACATATCATCGTTTTGGGAGTGAACATGGTTTCACCCAAAAGATACCAAGTTAGAATAGGGAATATTATGTACCCCATCGAGGATCCAATGAATCGCCCTGTCCAAGCAGATCCAGTTTCATCCACTATCAACTTCCACGAGTACCAAAAAAACAGCGAACACGGTACGCCCATGAGAAAGGCAGCAGATATTGGTCTGTCTTTCCACCAGTCTGACAAATACTGTGCGTTAAGTTGAAAGAATCCAATGACCTGAGCGAAGAAAACGAGCAAGATGCCCAACCAAAGTTTCATTAATGTATCTCCAAACTTATTGACGATTTTAACAGCGCCTTTTTAGATTCTATCAAGGATCTCAAGCAAGACTGAACCGTTACCATTTCCTCTTCATACAGGTCTAGCGACCCATCCTCTCTTTCGTTTGCACTATCTAATATTTGTTGAGAATAGTTTTGAGAGATGTAAGAGTTGACATTAAGTTTTGATACCTCAATGACAACCTCCTCGGTGTACTTAAGATCCTCACTAAGTGCGTCCTTCAATAAGTTATCAGTAACCATCTTATACTGTACTGCCATTTCCATTATTTCTTCGATGACTTTCCGAGTCACTAATATTTCCGGTGCCTTATGAGACAAAACCTTTACCCCAAAAATGTTTACTTTTTCTCTTCTCGGTAATCAGCAACGCTGAGATATGCATCCCTTCGTTAGACCTGACCAGACTTGCTTTATATAATTCTAATTGTCCATATTTTGTTTTCCGCACTCGCCTTTGAAATTTCTTTCTTGGCGGTGGTGTATTAATGTATTCAACACAACCCCTAATGATTTCATCATCCGTCCAATTCGGTGCCGTGTCTGCGAGAACTTTTATCTTTGTTGCAACAACCCACTTACTTGTCCCAAATCCAGGTATGTCCCAAAACATACTCCCATGATAGCGCCCGTATTTCTTGCGGTTGGTGTCGCATATGTCAACACATATATATTCTTCTTGTAACTGCAGTTCGCACTCAATCATTTAACCAACCCCTCAGGTCGTCACACCCCCCGATGAGTTTAACCTTGCCTGTAGGTCCGTCAATGCTCAACACTATCGGAACAGTATTGTGGTTATAAAATCTTTTGACTTCTTCCAAGAATTCCCTATCGTCTTCAAGGTCGAAGAAACTATAATCTAACCCAGCAAAACCAAGCAAATCTGTAGATTCAACACAGTAGGGGCACGATGACCTCCCGTACACTAAAAAACTGACTTCTCTAGCCATGGAGTAACCTCTTTTTGTTGTTCGCAACTTCTTTAACCAGGTCTTCATACCTCGCAAGCACAACGATAGTCTCCACCTGCTGACCCACAGAGTATCTCACTTCTGTTACGGACTCCCTGCTACACGGTTGATCGTTAACCTCCCTAATAACTGCCCATGGTCCAGACGGGGGACGAATAGATACTATGTATTGCGGGTTAATAGATATTTTAGTTGTTGTGAAATGTCCAGTAATCTTAGATCTTGTATCATTCTCTATCTTGTCAAGCGTCAGCATTTTCCCCTAACCCTTTCACTGACTTTGAGAGTTCTCCGACTCTTTCCAGCACTTCACCCATCTTTCTTTCCTGTTCCTCAGTCGCCTGTGGTCTTGGTGAAAAGTTTGCAAGAAATCCAGTCAGGACGCCTTCCATATCCGCCGTAGTCTCCATGATGTCCGATGAGATCATCTTTGCTGTCGTGGTTTTGGATAATGAGTTGACTCCATGATCCCCACTTTCCGACAGACCCTCACACAGGATCACTAATTCTTTCGCTTTCTTGAGGACTTCTGACGCCATTTCGCTGATGACGATTGGAATCCTCTCTGAGTCTATTGTGTAAGAAATTTTTACTTTCATTTTTTTCCTTTGTTTTAGTTGAACCCTCGAAGGGCAAATGCGCTAGCTAAACCAATTAGTGCGGTAAAGAAGGTCCACAGTATTTTAGAAGAGGTGTCTTTCCAGGACTCCAACGCTCGGATTCGGGCATAAAGTCCCTCGTCAGGATTGTAGACCGCTTCTTTTATTTTAGACACATTCTCAAGCATCTCGGTCTGCCGGGCGTTCACTGTCTCTATTGTTAAACAAACTTTATCAATCTTCCTAGTTAATTCCACTACTAACTCGTTGGGTAAACTCGATTCTGACATGCTAATAACCTCCTTTTATTCCTGAACTCTACAAATAAATAGTGACTACACTCCCACTACTCCTCAATAATGGCATAATTCGTAGTCAAAAGAGTTCCCGCTGCTGATACAGCGTTCCTTAGAGCGTTCTTAGTTACCTTCGCAGGATCAATTATTCCCGATGTGTACATGTTCGTTGCCACACCATCGAGAAAATTAAATCCCACATCGAATTGCTCGGCATCAATAATCTTATCGACATCCTGGTAGGTATATCCAGCGTTTTGTGCCATCGCTGCGATGGGTGACTGCAGAACATGAAGGAAGATTTCTGCAGCATATTGTTCATCCTCAGTCAATTCTAACGGCGATACGTCCTCTGAGAGCGATTTAGATATGCGATAGAGGGTAAGACCCCCGCCCGGAACTAAACCCTCTTGTTGAGCAGATCTGACCGCCTCTAGTGCGTCTTCTATTCGGTGCTTCTTCTCCACCATCTCCACTTCGGTAGGCGCACCAACTCTGATAATAGCCACACCGCTAGACAATCTTGTTATTCTGTTCTGTAGTGCCTCGGCGTCGTCCATGGATTGAGATGTATTGATTTGCGTTTTTATGTCTTCGATTCTAGAGTGCATCTCACCGTGATCTCCGCCGCCGCCAACGATAATGGTACCGTACTTAGATATTTCAATCGTGTGGCAGGTACCAAGGTCATTAATGGTTACGTCACGCACCTGATCTCCGAGCATCGTCCTAAAATATTTAGCGCCGGTGGCGATTGAGAGATCCTCCATCATTGATCGACGTTCTTCGCCATAACTCGGAGACTTGACTGCAGTGACCTTCATTGATCCACGCACAGAGTTCATGATTAGTGCCGACAATGCTTGTCCCTCAACACTGTCACAAATAAAGACTACAGGTTTCTGTTCTCTTGCGGCGATCTCCAAGACTGGCAAAATAGTCTGCACTTGATCGACTTGTGCATCGCACAGGAACAGTAGCGGGTTCTCATACCTACAGATAGATCTCCTCTCGTCAGTTATAAAATAGTTTGATAAATATCCAGATTGAAACCTAAAACCCTCAACCAAGTCAAGCGTTGTTTCGGTGGAGCGTCCGTCCTCAATTGTAACAGACCCCCCTTTACCAACTTTGTCCACTGCTGTCGCTACAAGATCTCCAATGACCTGGTCGTTATTCGCAGAAATCTTTGCGACGAATGCGACGTCATCTGCGCTAGAAATAGGTCTAGATATCTCTTCTATCTTTTCGCACACCATATCACATACTTTGTCTAGTCCACGCTTAACCTCGACCGGACTAAGACCTTTATCAATAAGATCTAGTGACTTTGAAAATATCGCCCTCGCAAGTATGGTAGATGTAGTAGTGCCGTCACCTGCGTCTGAATTGGTCTTTTCCGACGCCTGCTTTACAATCTCGACTGCTGCGTCCTGGAAAGGGTCGTCAAGACTCACAAACCTAGCAACCGTTACGCCATCTTTTGTGATTATTGGTTTACCATCCTTATTCCTAAGAATGACGTTGCGACCCTTGGGTCCATATGTTGACGCTACGTTGTCGGCGAGTTTGTTGACGCCGTCAAGCATTAGGCGATGGAGTTCCTTACCGTCAGAAAATTGCTTCATTATTACCTCTCTTTGTTATACTTTGATATTTATTATAATAAACACGTTTTGCTTGTTTGTCAAGGGTTTTTTAAACTTGAGTTGAGTTTTGCCCAATGCGCCTAAGTGGTTTTGACATTATCCTTATGGATAAACTGGCAGACTTTATAATCGTGATTCCATGCACTTCTTCTGTTTCAATCTCTACCCCCATGGATTTAAGATAATCCTCCTTGGTGGTTCCCTCAGGGGGATTTACAAAATTAATCTGCGTGATCTCCGCTGCAGTAAATGGTATTTTGTGTCCATTGGGTCCAAACCTACTGTGGAATACAGGTTCGTGCTGACCTGTAGGTAATTCAGGTTTTTGATATATACTATCAGCAGAGATAGTGACTTCAGACTCCCCCGTCTTCTTAACATTGAAATCACCAAACACTAAATATTCTGCTGCGTCAGGACCTGAACCATAGACCATTGCAGTCCTCCTGGCGGACCGTTTCTTCATAGGTCGGTGGAATCCAGCAGTTGATCTTTTTGGACCATCCTTAGAAAACAATATATCCATACGCCACTTTCTAATTGCCGCCTCCATGAAGTCTGATGCGTCTTTTTTATCACTAGAAACAAGGTTTTTATACGCTTCGAATCCCGGTGCCTTGTGGGAAATTCCCGTGCCAGGCACAATTCCATCCTTACTGGCAGCGTAAAAATCAGACATGCCAAAGCGTTCCGGATTCTTCACGAAACCTCCCACATTTTCATACCTACTTCCACCCATAACAATAGTACCTGGTGTTTTCATACTTATCCCAGCATCAAAAAGTTTTCTATTCAAGTCGTTAAGGTACTCTTCTTCGATAGCATCCGACTGCTCTGAAGCAGTACGTAAATACTTAACTCTCTTACCGGGTTGAACGCCTGTTAAGGTTATGTTTTCGTCGTCTAAAAAAACCGCACCGGTGAGAAACTTTGGTCTCTGGTTGCCTAGTCTGTTGGCGTCTGAAATTAAAGAAATTAACTCTTCCTGACTGTAGGATTTCTTGGTGAAATAAAACCTCAAGACCAACCCATCTGCCGACTTGAATTGTTTGGCGAATATACGTCCCGATGATACGGACTGCAGTACCTTGATGGTCTTGTAGTTTTTGTACTTCCCGAGAGCATCAGAGACGATTGGGAATACCAACTTCTTCAGTTTGCTTGCAGAGTACAGTGTCGGGTCAACGTAATAAAAACTCCTTACGCTCCTTACCGTACCCTCTGAAACGATTGACATCATTTCGACCATCTGCTCTAGTAGTACTTGTCTATTCATAGATAATCGTCTGCAATCCCATACTTGATAGCTTCCTCTGCAGATAAATAGACGTCGACGTTGTTTAAAAGTAATTTTTTAATCTTTCGCCTGGACAGTTTCGTGCACGAACAGAGGTAGTCGAAGTACATATCTTGAAGTTCCTTCGTCTCCCTCATTTCGTTTTCTACATTGGGAAAAGATCCGTGATGACCGCTGATCACACTGTGGAGCATAACTCGACAATTCCGGCCGATCTTTCTCATACCCTTGGTTCCGCTGGCAAGCATTAACACTCCCGCAGACATTACCTTACCAATACCAACAGTCTCAATATCACAACCCCTCTTGATCATTTCCATTATATCTAGGATAGAAAACATATCAGAAACTACGCCGCCATGGGTAGATATATACACCCTGAACGGTCTGATAACCGACATGGCCGTGCCATCATCCGCTTCAAGGATATCTTCCTTTGTGTGGTTGAAGTACAGCATCGCCTGGACAACATCTGATGCCATCCTCTCATTAATATCTCCATAGCAATTTATTGAACGAATATCATCTTTACCATCAGACTGTCCGCCGATGTTATTGATGATATACAAGGGTTGCCCCAACTCCTCAGACAAGGCGCTGGTGGTATCAACAGGAAGCGACTGGTCCTTTTTCTTTTTGTCAGATGACTTTTTTGGCATTATAAACTCTCTCCTTATCAGTGGGTGTTCTCTCTACGATTCTGTATGGGAATTTTCTTAAAAAAGATTTCCATTTGACGTCGTTCTTGAACGCCATTTGGAATATCAATATCGTCTCTTTGCTTACAGGTGAGAAACCTTCCGCACACTCTCTCCAACCTTTCAATACATTGATGATTGGTTTGATCTTACGTCCGTCTTTATAGGACACCTGTATTCTACATACAACCGACTTGTCGTCGTTCTTAGTCTGTCTCCAAGCAGTAATATTCATGATTTGCTTGACCCTTTCCGTAATTCTAAATACTTGTGATACTTCCTAGGGATTGATCCGACCAGTATTGAGGTCGTTATTAGATCCCAGTTCTTTATTAACTCCCTTTCGGGGGCGCATTGGTTGGCGGATTCCTCTTTCGATAATCCAACCTCCTCTAACCATTCCTCCTTCGTTTTAAGAGCAGATTCTAACTGTTTTCTTGTTCTCAGTATAATTGGCACATAACTTGCGATGATCGATACAAAGATCTTTCTTTGTTCGTTGGTGTAAATCAGGCGCCTCAACATCAAAGATAGTGAGGCGCCGGTGATAAACCATATTAGTGAAGGTAACATTTCCATACTCTTAATATATCAATTCCCTTTCAGGAAGTCAAGTATAAAGTCAGTCTTTTATAGTTTGATGGATTCTGCGATGCGCTTGGCAACTCTTGCTGCAATTCTCTCTGCAACTTCTTCCAATTCTTCTTGATCCATCTCAGAAAGATCGTCAGTCTCTGCCAACTCCTCAGGTTCTTCGTCCATTTCTGGTTCTTCGTCCTCAAGTCCTGGCTCCTCATCCATCTCTGGTTCTTCGCCCTCTCCCTCTTCGCCCTCAACGGCAGACAGGATCTGGTCTAAGATGTCACGTGCAGTTCTCAACGAAGCGACGTCTCCCTCGGGGACATCAACCTCGATGTCTTCCATGTCTCCACCCTCTTCAGGGGCATCCATAGGATCCTCTTCCATCTCCGAGTCCATCTCCATTTCTGCGTCTGCAGGAGCTTCCTCTTCTGCTTCCATTTCGTCCTCTGCGGCGTAACGCATTTCTTCAAGGTCGTCAGTATCCTCTTCCATCTTCTTTCGACCTTCTTCGTCTTCTTTGGACGCTCGCATCTCTTCGATGTCTTCCCCCTCATCGAGTTCTTCGTTCTCTTCGAGTTCATTTTCTTCGTCAAAAACGTATGCTTTTTCGTGAATTGGTCTCAGTCCGGCAATTTGCCAAAACCTTCTTGTGGTTGCCTCGTTTAAGAGTGCTTTCTTTGTTCTATTAGACATGTCTTTCTCCTTTTAGAAAAATAGTATTTTTGTTAACAATAATAAATAGAATAAACAGTATGAAAAAGAATAGTTAAATTATTCTACAAACTGTTTAAGGTTCTTTTTGTGAGTTAGTTTTCTCAAAGCATTAATCTCTATCTGCCTCACCTTCAAATAGTTGATCTGCAAGCGGTCTGCAACTTCATGTAATGTCAACCCTTTATCACAACCTCCTTTTCCCTTTTCCTCAATCGATATCAAACTACAGTTGTACTCGTCTGGGTAGTCAATCCATTTTCTGCATCCTCCATTTGGACACTCTGTTGTCAATTCTTTGCACAGTCGTGCGCACTTTGGCAATTCGCTCATTATATATCTTCATCTCCTCTCTCAATTAAGTCGAAAACAAAGTCAATATCACACTCAGTTAGACCGAGATCTTGCAGGATTTGGTTACCTTCCTGCATGTCCTCCTTTGTCTTTGCTATCTTTCTCTTACCGATTCTTGCACTCCTCTCTTTCACTTCTGTCACAAATGATATCAAGTTGGGGTCGTTACTTATGTATCCAGTTATGATCGCTCTGAAAAACTGTGACTTGGATAACCCATCTCGGCGCAACCTCACCACTAGGTCCGCATGTCGCTTGTCAGTGTCCGAGAACATTATTGCCTTCTCGTCACGACCGTATCCGCCACGATAACTCACCTTACCCCCAAAATGTGCGTACTGCTCTCTACTTGCGATGCTGAAGTTTGTACGATAAATTCAGCACATGCTTGTAGTTGAGTTATATTTCTTGCACCACTGTAAGATAGTCCGGACCTGATGTTCTGCGTGAGATCATTTATTATATCGATAACAGACCCCTTGTGAGATATTGTTGTAGATATACCCTCCAATGATCTTGCTTCACCTCTCCAGTCCGTCTGAGCTTCAACTGATGCCATTCCCCTGTATACTTTATATTTATTTCCGTCATTCCCCTGGAACACCTGACCGGGACTCTGATCCGTTCCCGCCAACATTGAACCAAGCATGACAAAGTCTGCACCAGCAGCGAGGGCCTTGACAATGTCCCCGGCGGTCTTAATTCCGCCATCGGCAATGATTGGTACCCCATCCTCATACCCACAAGTCAACACAGATTCGAAAGTTGGAACTCCATGACCTGTCTGTATCCTAGTAGAGCAAATTGATCCGCCACCAATACCGACTCTCACAGCGTCTGCACCCCATTCCGAAAGTGCCTTATACCCTTTGGGCGTTGCGACGTTGCCAGCAATTATAGTTATTCCTTCCCCATACTTGTCTCTCAGCGACTTTAAAGCTCGCTCAACCAAACTATGGTGCCCGTGAGCGACATCTAAACAAAAGATGGAGACTTTTGAGTGCTCATGTAGATGAGCGACCCTTTCCAAGTAATCTCCACTGGCGCCGATTGCTGCAGCAGCATTAAGTGGTGTCATTTGCGCCTGTTCAGATATTGAACAGTACCTATGCGTCACGGCAAGTCCTCCGAGTTCACCTATCGCTGAGGCCATCTCTGCACCTGTAACTGTATCCATTGGACTGGATATGATCGGTAGTTGATATCGGCGGTTGCGAATATTTCTAGAGATATCAACCTCAGACCTGGACTCGATGTTACTAAACTGTGGTGCCAACAGCACGTCGTCAAAACTATGCGTCGGTCTTCTCATTGCGTACCTCCTCTTGCAGATCTTTTATGAACTTAGTTGCTGATTCCCAACAAGTTGGGCAGTAAAGATTTACCTTATCTTCTTTTTCTCTCACCACTACATTCCAGGTCATCGCTTGCTCTTTGTTAGATCGATCATATGGTTCGAAGCACGTCAAGCAGTGGTCTGGTATTTTGTCGAAAAGGTTCAATGTCCGCTTCATATCTTTTTTGGACTGCTTTTGTTTCGACCTTCTGATCTTTCTAGACGCTCCCATCACAAACCCGTGGATCCAAACCCGCCGTGGCCACGAGAAGTGTTGGTTGGATATATTTTATCCTGCTTGATCTCACGAAGACCCGGTTGCTCTATTCTCACAAAAACTCCCTGGGCGATTTTTTGACCAGGTTCGATATATTGAATGTTTTTGCCTACGTTTTGCAGATTTACAAATATTTCTCCATCATAACCTTCATCAACAACACAGGCGCCTGTAATCAATTGTGTCTTCGTAGCTATGCCAGACTTGTTCATTATCTGTAGCATGCAACCCGATGGGACCTCCATTTTTATCCCCGTCTCCAACAACATACTGTCTCCCGGTTTGACCCTGACTGCTGCGCCTTCGACGGGACAAAAGAAAAAGTCCATCCCAGCATCAGTTCTATGGGCACGTGACGGAATCTTTGCTTCTGGTCGAACTTTATAAACATTGACAAAATTCTCTTCCCAAGTCATCTTACCACCTCCTCTGTAGCACCTACCACCACTCTCTTCAATCCCTTATCTCTCTCTACATTGAACGCAATTGCACGATATCCCTTGTTTGCTGGATCCATGTCGTTAATCAAATATCTGGGTCCTCTCTCGATGCCCATCAGCAACTTATCCCATGGAACGTCCCTCAGGAGAAGTTCCTTTACGGTATGATTCCGATACTCTTCTGGTCTGGCGGTTGTGAACACAATCATACACCCCTCTCTTTTCCACTTCTTCAACTTCTCCAATGCTCCTGGAGTCATGACTGGTTTCGTAGTCTTAAGTGTCTCAAACTTTCTATACTCAAATATCGTCCCATCAATATCGCAAAATATTGTCCTATTCTTCTTTGTCATATGTACCTCCTAGCACACGCTCTTGTTCAAATCTTGTTCACTTATCAATGTATATGTAAATGAGTTGCCCCACTTGTCAGCAGACTTGTTACAAGTGTCCATAAACTCATAGAAGTCCTTGCTACTCTGAAACACCTGACATCCTGCCGATACTCCGCCGGTATACTCTCGCTCGTCTGAACCGAACTGTCGGTGAATGTTGATGCCGTACATGCCCTCGTCTTCTGGTCCCACATAGTCTGGCGTAGAGTCCCTATTGTCGTCTCGCCACACACGTACCTTGCCAGAGCGCTGGCAGAGTGCAGTGTATTTTCGTTTACCTCCGTGGGTATCGATCTTATATGTCGAACGATATTGCCCCGGAACTAGGATCGCTGTGCCCTTTGAGTTGATTGGGCGCTTGAGAATATTCATACCAGGTTCAGTTGTCGCTGGGTAAATATCACACACCCACTCTCCACCTACCTTATACAAGAGGTTGATGAAGTCATCAAACTTTGTTGCATCACCTGATTCATTTCTCACTCCGACGATGTTCAAGTTGTAGTCGCCATTTTCAAAAAAGGCGTGACCCTTACTCTCAAAAGCAACCTTATATTGGTCAGCAATAATCTTTGCCGACAGTCCCTTAAGTCTAGACATTGTGTTTCCTCCTATGCTAATATCTTAAACATTTTTCTAACCGACCTTGTACTAAATCCCCACTGAGCATCCCAGTTCAATCTAGCCATATAAGGTCTGTTAATATAAATCTTGTCCTTATTGGGGTCCACACCCCAACACTTAATTGTATTTTCTTCCGAATTAGTGTCAATCACTTTTACCAGATAAAACAGTTTACCATTTTTCGTCTTCTTTTGCAAGACTTCTCTTGGTATAAACCAACAAACTTGCAATTCTTGATCAAACTCCGAAATAGGGGGTATCATCATTTCATCGAGGCGAGACTGAAGCGCTTCGTCGACAACAGAACTGACAGGGAAAACACCAACCAAATTGACAAGATGTTGTAACTTCTCCGCCTCAGTGAAATCTCCTTCGGGTTCAAATCGTTCTATGTTTTCAAGCAGGTTCTTCTCCTTTCTTGGGCGTTCGACAGCAACTGCGGACCAAAAGTGCTTTAATCCCGAAAATCTTTCATCCATGAGGCAGTTAAGTGCCTGACTTAGTGTCAACGCATTAACCGCCTTCTTATTCAGTTTGGAATATACAATATTCTCGTTAAATAGAAACTCCTCTACCGTACTAAACGGTCTGTTTTCTATGATTTGTGCAATAGCGGTTGACCCCAAACCTTTAATTGACGACAAGGGTTGTATAAGAGTCTTA